CAGTTGGTGTCGTCTCACCTTTAAACTTTTCAGTTTGGTTTGCTTCAGTTGGTGTTGTTTCACCTTTGAACTTTTCAGTTTGGTTTACTAACGTTTGGTCTGTTTGACCTAAGAATCTTTCTTCTAAACTCATTGGTTTAGTATCTGTCTCACCTTTGAACTTTTCAGTTTGGTTTACTACTGTTGGTGAAGTTTCACCTTTGAATTTATCACCTTGTTTTACTTCTGATGGTGTTGTACCAACTTTTTCAGGAGTTTGTTTTGGTGATTGTACTTTTTTATCTTGTATCTTATCAGACAAAGGGGTAGTACTGAAAGACGTTGGTTTTGGTCTTTCCTTTTTAGTCAATGGTTCTGATTTAGGTTTTCTAAAGTCAGATAAATTAGATTTTAAATCTTTTAGTGCCATTCTCTATCCCTTAATATTTTTTACTTTGTCTTACGTTTTGAATTCTTGAAAATTCACTAACAACCTTACCATCAATAACTATTTGCATTGGTTGACTTGCTAATGCTGTTGCCAATTTATCGTAGTTGATTGGGTCACTTTCTTCTGCACCACTATCATCTCCACCACCACCGAGTCCAAACAGTGACCCCATCGCGAGTAGAGCGGGTGCTGCTGCCGACAATGCTAACATCATTCCTAATACAGGTAATGCTGCCACTCCCATATATCCCATCAATGCCAATCCTGCTGCGATTGAAACTAATCCTGCACCAACCATTAGTAATGGACCTGCTACTTGACCTAATGTCGCAAGTTTATCAACTATACCTTCCATGTTTGAGTCACTTAACATCCCAAACGCTATTGCTGCTGGTATTATTGCTAATCCTAATACCATTAATGCTGCTGCCCCTGCCATAACAAATGGAGCAATAAATCCAAGTCCGGCTGCTGCTAATGCAAGTAGAGGTAACATTATAGAGAAGGCAATCATTTTACCTATGTCTACATTTTCTAATAAACTAAATGCGAATGCTGCTGGTATCAACGCGACTGCTACAATCGCAAGTGCTGCTGCACCCATAATTACGTTTCCACCTATTGCTCCCATCAGAGCGAGTGCTGCTCCTAATATCCCTATTGATACTGAGAATGCTAACATTCCTACAGGGTCAACATCACCCAATATTTCCATCGCTACTTTAAATCCAGCACCTAATATTGCTACAACCCCTGCTAAAACGAGTGCACCTAATAATGTTTTACCTGCACCTTTTGCAAATGACTGTAATCCATCTCTGAGTCCTTTTAAGAATCCTTTAATACCTTTTGATTTTTTAGGGTCCATATTTTTAGGTGTTTCAGGTGCTTTCATTTTACCTACATCAGGACCTTTTCCACCACCAAACATACTTCCTGTCTGAACCTTTTTCATTACCAAGAATTGACCAATAAGTGGTCCAATCGCTGCTCCGATGGAACTCATTGCACTTATACCACTTTGTTTAAATGCTTCCATCTCCTCTTGTTGTTCTTGTATGGCTTTTAGTTCTTCCATACTTAAATCAGGATTCTTTTCTCTTAATTTTTGGAATTGGTCCTGTTTTATTATCATATCAGATAAACCATCAACCGTGGTACCCATCAATGCTGCGGATGCTTCTTTTTCTGCTCGAGTCATCTCACCAAACGATTCCATATTAAGATTTGCTGATGCGAGTGCGTCTCCCATCATTTGCATACCTGTTGCTTCATCTCCGAATTGGAACTCCATTGCTGCTGCTCTTAATTCATTTGCAGAACCTGCCATATCATCAAGACCTAATGCTCTTGCTTTCATTTCTGCTTGTAAAGAACTTTCTATGTTTAATACGTTTCCTGAAATCTCTTCCATCATTTGCATTGAAACACCTTGTTTTTGTAATTCCGCAGTTGCTTTCGCAAGATTCTTTAGTTGTTCTGCTGATGCTCCAACTAATATTCCTGCCGAACCTGCCATCTGTTTAAATAAGGCATTAGCGTTAACACCTTCTTTTGTTGCTATCGCTCTTATTTCATCAGTCATGTCTGCTGCTGAACCTGATGCTTCATTGAATATTGCGTTTAATTTTACTGAAGATGCTGCGTCACCTGTTAGTGCTGTTAATTCTGCAACATTTTTATTCATTTCGGATGTGATTCCACGAGTTGTTCCAAAATACTCGGATGATTCTTTTGCTGCATTAGCAAGTCCATCAAATCCGTATAACAGACCTTCTATACTAAATCCTGCTTTAAATACTTCACCTGCCATTCTTCCTGATTCTGCTGCAGATGCACCTGTTTCAATATATAAGTCTTTAGCAAGACCTACTGTACTATCCATTAGTTTTTGGAATTGTTCTAATGCTTTTGTTGCTACGACAATACCAACTCCAATACCACCACCTTGCATAAATCCTTTAACAAAGTCATTATTTAGTCCTGCGGCGTCTTTTAATTTGTCGTTGAGACCATCCATTAAGTCTTTTCGTTCTTCTTCAAGTTTTAAGATGTCTCTTGTAGTTGTAAGTTCATCAATCATTTCTTGATTTATATCAGACTTAGTTCTTGCCTGTTCAAGTAATAATTCACTGATTGCTTCGTCTAACGCTTTAACACCTTCTGCAGATTTGATTCGGTCTTTCAGTTTTTCTTCCAAATCAACGGCGATATTCAAAGCATTGTCGCTTTCAATATTCGTTTCTTGAACAATACCTTTTAACTTTTCAGCAAGGTTTATTTGTTCAATATACGCCTGTTTTTTTTGTTCGTTAGACTCTGCCATTGTACTCCTCTAATTATATAGCATCCAATGAATGTGCTTTTCTAAGAGCTTTTTGTAGTTGTCGTATTGCGTCTCGTTGTTTAGGGTTTTTTACTTTTTCTATTTTTGAGTCTATTTCATTATCAATTGCTTTGATATTCTTTTTTAGTCTCATTTTTGTAAAGATATCAAAGATACCTTCATCTAAACCATACGCGTCAAATATTTTTTTTAAATCTGATTCTTTAATAGTTTTCATAGGAATTCCTCTGTTCATATAGTATAAATATGTAAAAACCCAACATTTACGTTGGGTCTCTACTATCTTCTTGGAGTTCTTGCTTTTGCTTTCCTCATTTCTTTATCATGATGTTTCTTTTCTTCTTGTTTGAAGTCGATTATTTTCTGTATATAAAACTCTCGTACCCAAATAGGAAAATTATACACATCGGTAAAATTGAACCCACCATTTCCATGATATATAAGGTCGAAGATTTGAGAATGTAACTGTTGTCTATAGTTAATCGTTAGGCCAAAAAAACCCAACATCCATAGGCAGTTGCATTTCACTCCCTTCCCCGCTCTCCTCAGAAATAAACTCATATGTTAAATCAATGTCGGGAATAACTTTTGCTATATGCGCTCTGAGTGCTCTTGAATCTACTGCAAATAACTCGTTGTCCACAAAATGGTTGATGTCTTTTTGTTCATCAGAACCATCTATTGATAAAATTGTATTTTTTAATCTTGTAGTAAGTTCTCTTGAAGTCATATCTTTAATCTTACGATTTGCCTTCTTAATACCATCTACTTGATGTTTTACTTTTCTTTCTTTTGACTCAGTCATAGCCATAAAAGTAATTTTTCTCTTTGATTGTGGTAAAGTGAACTCAAACTCATTTTTATTTGGTTCTAATTGATTAGACCCGTCATATGGTTTGTTTTCAAACTGTGTTAAATCAATAGTTTCTTTTTGTTTAGTTCCCGGCGATGTTGGGTCTTCTACTTCTACTTTGTAGTCTTTTCCATACCCAAGAACTCTTGCTGCAATCATAATCGCGTTCTTGTCACCTGTTACTAAATCTACATAATTGATTGATTGACCCTTATCATTACCTACGATTAAAGATTTAAACAATCTGTCTAAAACTGTTCCATCTTTGATATATGATTGGGTAGTTAAGATATCTTCCTCTTTTGCGGTCATGTATTTCATTTCTACTTTACCTGTTGAGAGAGGATTATCTTTTGGATAGATTAAACCATTGGAAGGTAAATCTATAATCTCCGTGGGGAACTTGTAATCACGAACTTGTTGTGATTCATGGTCCTTTTTGACTTTTTCTACCAACTCTTCGTTAGAAAGAGGGTAGTCGTCAGTTAATTTTTGATTTGCCATAATAAAACTCGTTTTATATCTTTTTTAATGTACTGTACTATAATATATATGAAACAGCAGAATAATTAATACAAAAAACCCCCAAAAAGTTGGGGGTTAATGTTTTTTGAAGATTTTTGAACTTATGCCCAACTATAACTTCCTTCTGAACCGTTTAAGATTGCTCCTGCTTCTTTGTCATCAGGTACATCTGCGTCATCCATAGTAATTTTATCTCTACTACTATATTCAAAACCCGCTTCAGGTAACTTCATTTCAGCAGTTTCTTCTGCGATTGTAAAGTGAGTTGCTGCTTCACCACCATTGTCCTTGTCTACCCAAGTAAAATTGTGACCAAACCATTCTACAACGTTATCTTCCTTACGTCTTACTAAATTGTATGCCATTTTAAACTCCTTTATTGGTTAACCATTAATTTGTATACAGTAATAAGTATATAAATAAAAGTAAAAAACCCACCGAGTTGGTGGGTTTCAATTTTTAATATTAAAGTAACATTTTGATTAGTATTGTAAAATTGCGTAATCGTATGTAAGTGTCATTTCTACTGTTGCTAAGTCTTCTCCTGTATAATCCATATCTGAGAAGTTTGCTGATTGAATATAGGCACCTTTTAATGTCCACTCTTCTACTTTATCACCAACAGGACCCAAACTGTTAAATGTGATGTCTTTTTTATAGAAGTCAGAGTATCCATCTCTACCTGTTACTGATTCATGATGTAGTCTTACCCACTCCATTACTGCTTGTGCCGCTGATGGTACTACAGGGTCATATAGAGTGATTGCTAAGTCTTGCCATTCTGAACGACCTTTAACATATCTTCTTACGTTAATGTGGTCGATTGTCACTTTACCGTTCTGAATCTCAGGTCTTGCTGACGTTTTAATTAAATACGCAGGTATTCCTTCGATGTACATGATGAACCTATTTGACATTTTAGGTTCAAAGTTCGTGAACATAATTTCTGTTGGGTCTAATAATTGTGCCATTTATGTCTCCTATTGTCTCTTTCTAATAAATAGTCGTTTTTTAAATTTTCTATCCTTCAGGGAACGCTGCACCTGTTGGTAGTACATTGAAATCAAGTACTATAAACTCTGCAGTCTTCGCTGGTTGTATAAAAATCTCTCCTTTTAAGATGTTTCTATCAATCACGTCAGGTGTATTGTTTGATTCATCCATAATTACACGGAATGCGAAAAGACCTTGTCTTTGTTGTACTGATTCTAAGTATGGGTTAACGATACTTAAGAATCTGTTTCTTGTCGCTGCCGTATTGTTTTCGAAAATTAGATATCTTGAAGATGATGCGATGAACTTCTTCAATGCTATTAACAATCTTCTTACATTGATTCTGTCAAGTGCACTTGGTTTTGCTTGGAGTGTTTTTTGTCCAAATACCGTTGCTCCTTGGCCAGGAAATGTTGCGATTGGGTTAATTCTATTTTCGTATAATGTGTCTCTTTCATCGTGAGTTAATCTTGTTTTAACTTCGATTACATTTGGTAATCCACCTCTGTTAAGACCTGCTGGTGCGAACCATGGTTCTGCAACTGCGTCATTAAATGCTATAACGCCAGGAATAACAACACTTGGTGGTACCCAAATTGGTTTGTTCTTATCTGTATCAAGGATTTTAACCCATGGGTGATAAGTACCAACGTAGTTTGAGTCAAATGAACTTAATGAGTTAACTACTGTTGCGATAGAATCTTGATATGCTCCTGCGTCTAATACATAGAACGCGTCTTGTCTATCTTCTACCATATCTTTTGCGAATGTAGTTACTGACGAGTGTAATCTGTTGATAACACCTGGCAATACTAACATATTCATGTCATACTCATCAGGATTTGATAGAGCGTTTATTGCTTTTCTGTATGCTACCGTTCCACCTGCAGTTGCACTTGATAAATCCATACCTTGTGAGTTTCCTGCTACAATTGAAGAACCAACAAATACTTTTCTGTTTGGTTCGAATCCATCAAATCCACCTTGGAAAGGTACTAAGAATTTCTTATTATCTACTAAACCATCATTTAATGCGATTGCTGAACCATTTGATTCACAATTACTTAATAAGAACTTATCACCAACTGTAGTCGTGACTGAGTCAGGAGTTGGATTTAAGAAGTTTAAGTTATCTGTAGTCGAGAAGTCGAATGAATATCCTAAGAATGCTCTCTTGTTGTATTCATTACTTATCGATTGTGATACATTATATGTTGGTGAAGGTACGTTTGCTCCACTTGGTAGTGGTGATGTTAGTTTTGCAAATCCAAATGGTACAAGAGTTGAATTGTTTGCACCTGAATCTACATCACCGTCAACCTCTACTCTAATATGTTTAGATGCGTTTGGATAGTCACCGTTTAAGATTACTTTTCCGTTTGCGTCTATTTGGATATCTTTATCACCGATAACTCTCTTAATATAGTTTGGTGAGTTAGGGTCTAAGTTTACACCTGAGAACTCTTCTACGATACTTGGTCTTGTATCACTGTCTTGTACAGTTTGACCAAATACTGAGTTAGGAATCTTAGAAGTATCTACTCTTCTTACTATTACTGAGAATGTACCATATTCTGAACCTGGCACCGCTGATGCTGGTTTGATATCTCTAATACCGATTTTAAATTCATAGTTAGTTGGGTTACCATGTGATAACGTATGGAATCTAAATAGGTTTTTAGTAACACCTGATACATCTTGTGAAATAATGTATGGTGTTGTTGCGTGTGAATATGCTTTTGTATAATCTACACTTGAAGTATTTACTGACACAGTCACATTTTCACCCGTTGCGAATGATTGTGATGCGAATGTACTAAATTCGTTATATACATATGCGTATTGACCATCGTTTTTAGGAGAATAACCGAAAGTATTTACTATGTAATTGTTTGCCGTTGGATTCATCGAACCTGTTGGTACTGCTAACTGTGCTGATGCTGATAAAACAGGTATTGCTCCACTTGCACTTAAATGTAATGCGAAGATAGATGCTGATGCTGGTGTTCCACCTGTATTTGCTGCCTCATTAAGATTAACTGCTACTGAATTGTCGAGTGAGTTAATTGAGTTTGCATTATCTGCGTGTACTACCTTAGTAGTTGGATGTAATACTGCTGCGATTTTCTCACCTGCTGAAGATGATACTATTAAATTTAATGTTTCTACAGTATATCCACTTGCACCTAAAATTCTTACGATTGTTGCAGTTCCTGCTTCTTCTAAATAAGATTGTGCTGTATATGGTAAGTATGACTCTTCAGTCAATCCACCGAATACTTGTTGAAATTCTTGAAATGATTCCACCTTCGTTGGTACGAATGCAGGACCTTTAATACTTTGTCCTACTAACGCTGCACCTATTTCACCTATACCTTGAGGTAAAAATGAGAGGTCTTTCTCTCTTGTGAATACGCCTGGACTAACAATTCTTTCTGCCATTATTTTCTCCTAAATTAAAATCTTTGGTTTACCTTTATATAAATACCCCAAAAATTTTCAAAACGAATACTTATTTGTTAGGTGTGAACTGATTTGTATTAATATCGTATGTTCCTTCACCATATTTCGTTCTTAGTTCACTTGCTAACGATTGTTCTTCTTCTCTTAAATTCTGATAAGTTTTCATCAATTCTTGTTTCTCGTTTTTTAAATTTGAGAACTGCGTTTCGAGGGTATTAACGTCAATTTCTATCTCACCCAATCTTGCTGTTATTGATAAACTCTTAGTCTGAATTTGTTCAATCTTTTTTTTCTCTTCTTGAGAGAATTCTTTAATAACTTTTTCTGCCATAACAATTTACTTTAATTTTAACTTACATTATATAAATATGTAAAAATTATTCATTACCACCAATTTTGATAGAATTAGTGCCAGATAATGAACTATCTTCACCCCAAGACACTTTTCCAACTGAAATTCGTCTTGTTGTATTGTTTTTATTACCCACATATTCGGGTACAATATATGCTTTTGTTTGTAGTGTAATATTTGCTTTAGTAATTCGGTCTTGTCCCATCTCGGACATTGTTTCAAATGAGTAAGAATCACCTTTTATTACAAACTTATATCTTTCACCAAAAGAACGACCTTGGAAGAATACAATCTGTTCTACCACTTTGTTTACCTGTTCCATATAATCACACCAAACTATTACTTCATACTCTAAGTTTACATAGTCAGGTCTTTCAACAGACATAAATTCTTTTTTTGGACTTTCACCTGTCAAAACTGAAAATTGGTCGTATTTGTTTATGTTTGTATACTTTCTTTCAAACATTTGATATGCGTCTTCACCACCTTCTGCAACTTTTAACTTCATCATATCAGTGTTTATAGAAAGACTATTTCTTTTGAATACAATAACGGGTGTTAACATCATCCCGTTGTCATCTTTCATAAAACCATCTCTTTGTGCACTTGACCACTTTTCAGGTGAAGCGTACATTACAGGAACAGGATAAAATCTTCCATCATCCTCAACTGTTGGTTTTACATCTTTTTCTAAAAAGTTCTTAAATGCAGAATCAATGTCGTAAATACCGACAGAAAAATTCTTCATCTTATCTTTATCTCTACGAACTTGTTTTGCTTTATTTAACTTTTTATCAAGTGACGTAGACGATTGAGTCTGAATTATATTCGGTTTCGATTTATCTTCGTTTCTATATTTTGTTGCCATCTTATAGTCCTATTGGTACTTCGTTATCATTTTGATTTGAATTACCAAATCTTGTTTCTGCTAATTTAATACTTGTCTGTCTTGAAACGTGAGCATCACATATAATAGATACATTTAAACCTTGAGTTTCACCACCATCCCAATACTTAGGATTTTTTCCTGCAAAATACTGATATGAATATGCTGCGTCTATTAAATGATATTCATTATTCCATTGTATAATATCACCAACTTCAGGTACTAACTCTCTATCAACCAATTGTTGTCTTAAGAATCTAAACTGAACTTCACGACTGTATGATTGACCAAACTCGTCAGATATCTGTGCTGCTTGATTTCTTTCAACTAAACATGGTACTTTGATTGGGTTATGAAATACTTTATCTTTACCTTCACCATATAGATTCGCCTTTGTATCCGTTACTACTAACATATAATAGTATACTTCCGTATCTACGATATCGGTAATAAGTTCCTTGTTCACCTTATTGAACAAGTCCATATCTCTTTGTCCACCAAACAATGCCATTTGTTATCCTATAAAAATTGGTCTTGGAACTCTATTTAAAGTTTCCTCTAAGAATTCAGATTCTTCTTTTTTCGCTTCCATTAATGCTCTTCGTGAAGTTGCTTCTAACATTTCTTTTAATTCGGTAATTAGTGTTTCTCTTTCTGCTGATGCTTCACTTCTCAAATCACCACCATCAAGTGTTATTTCAGAGCCAGGAATCGGAATGTTACTAAACTTAGACCTGATTGCTCCTAACATCTCTTTTGCTAATGCTAATGAATATCTTGCAATCCACTGTTTACCTGCACTGTTAATATTTGTGTATGTTAATCTTCCAAATGGTGCGTTTGATAAATCACTTACAACGTTTGAATTTGCAATTGGTGATTTTGTTTCACTTTCTAATGTATATTCGAAATATACTTTTGCACCATTGTCACCTGTTGCAGGAACAGGGAATAATTTTACTCTCTGTCCATCTACATGGAATCCAAATGATGATTTTCTTATGTAATCATTGAATTCAATCGCCTGTAATCTTAACAAGTCATCGAACATTGGTTGCATCATAAACGATACACCTGGCGAATACGCTCCCCATCCAAATGTATTTAACATTTGTTGAGAACCGAGACCTGTACCTACAAACGGGTCAAAATATCTTATTATTGCTGGTGGTTGTGTATGGAACACTTTTCTTAGTGTAATTCCGTTTGATACCGAACCACTTTCTAAGTTGACAACACTATCTTTACCTAAATCATAAATTTGTTGACCACCGACCATTTCAAAGGAACCTGTATATACAGTTACTCTACCACCACTTCCTGCTTCAGTACCGTAATCTTTTGCAATATTTACTACTCCACCTAAGTTAGTAGCAATTTCAGTATCTTTTAAATCTAAATCTAATGAATTACCTTTTAAAGATAGTAAGTTTTCTTTAGCTCTGTATTGATTTACTTGTGAAGAATATTCATTAGCTGCTTCTTCTAAACAAGCGAAAAAGTTTATATCTTGTAATTCTACATCTACGATTGGATATCCTAATCTCTTAGCACACCATTCTGCTACTTTCGGTGCGTCACTTTGAAATGTTGTATCACCATCAAAGTATCCGAAAGGAGTAGAAGAACCACTTGAAAACGAACCTGAACCAGGCCATATTGGTATATTTACTGCCATTTTAAATCCCCTTTATGTATATAAATATGGACAAACTTACCTTTCCCCATTTTCCATAAACGAAACTATTATATAACGTGTCCCTTTTGTCACTGCTCTTGCCCCATGCTTGTGAGTTATGTTGCCAGGATGTAGGGTTGCATAACCAATATCATTCTTAATTAATTTTTTTTGTCGTCTAAACCAAGTACCACCACCTTCATACTCTTCTAAACTTGATAATTGTATTAAACAAGTAATATCTGCTCTATCGTGATGTATCGACAAATGTCCTTGTGCTGATGGAACATATTTTGCTAAAAAGTTTTCAGATTTCATACTATCCCATCCTTTACCTTCCAATCCCCACATATAAATTGATAATGGCATAACATATTCTTTTAATACTTCCATGTATATATCATGCATTCCAATGGTCTGTAGAATCATATCTGTAGTTGGATAGTGTTCGTGTCTATCTACTGTCCAAGAATCAGAATGTTCTGCTTCCTCACGAATCATATTACAGAATTCAGGTGTAAATAGTGGAAATGAAAAACAATTATCAAATGGTTCATCAACTATCAACTCCCATTCTTTTGTTCTTGCTGAATATGTGATAAACTTATTTATCCATTCTTCTTTGTTGTTCCAATAATCATAAAGTTCAGGGTGTAGTCTTTCTACTTCTTCAACTTTGTCTTCTGAGTAACCTTCCATTACGTCCATCCATTCTTTATATCTAACTTCCCAATTTTGTTCTCTTGCAAATTGTTCACCTACGTTTAGGTATTTTTCTGCTATTTCATCATTTTCTCTCAGAAACACATACGAATGTACTATTGTTTCTTTCATTAGTTCATTTGATAAATCTGACCTAACTAAACTACATTTACCGTCTAATAAAGTTTTAAGGTTTGCTGTATCAGTTGATATCATTTTAACTCTACCCATCATCATCTCTAATGCTGTAATACAAAATGTTTCATCATATGTTGATGGATAAATCCAATACTCTGATGATTTTATTTGTTTATATAGTTCACTTGGTGGTAAATGACCTAACCACCTTACATCTTCTAAAGATGTATCTAATGTAAAGTCCCAATCTTTAGTATATGGTGGTGATGCTACCCATAGAACCAACTCAGGATTTATTTGTTTAAGTTTTGGCCATATATCAAGTAAATCTTTTAATCCTCTATCAGGAGATGATGTATAAATTACTTTATTACTATATTTTTCTTGGTCAACATTATCAAAATCACTTGGACTTATTGCATTACCTATTACATTAATTTTTGATGGGTCTAAATTAAATTTTTCTACTAATACATTTTTTTGCCATTCTGATACTGCTATTACTTTATCTAATTTTGGATGATTAAAATAATCTAATCCGTCATTAGGTAGTGCTACTCCATTATACCATGTATAATAGTCTTCATTATGAATCCAAAAATAAGACTTTTCATATTCGATACCATAATCTTCAAATGCTTTGATGTAATGTATGTAATTTGTAGAAATTACAATGTCAAAATATTTTTCATTGAGATTATCGAAGTCTACATATTTAACACCATCAATCTCTTGGTCTTTAACACCACCTGTAACTGTTATATCATGTCCGTTTTGTGCGAATTGTTCTGAAAGTTTCATAACACAATATTCAGAACCACCCATTCCATTTTCTAACCAATAGTCTTTGTTTATTGGTTCTTTTTGATAACCTATATAAATTAATATTTTCATAATACTACTTTACTATATAATTTAATACTTCTTCTTTATCGTAATATCTACTTCTGTCCATCCATGATTGAAGTTGATATGACCTATTATTTTCTTCATCCCATGACCAATCAAATCCACCTAAATCTTTTATTCTTTGATGAATCATTGGGTCATAATAATCTCTAATCAATCTTGCTCTACGGTTTATATCAATATGATTATTATCTACCGTAGAATTACCATTATTGTATTGAACGTATAACATTTTTTTAAGATGTATAAATTTAGTCTCTAAAAATGTTTTTACAATCAATTCATAATCATCTGCGACTGATATGTTTCTACTATGTCCTCTTATCTTATGATAAGTATCCCGATTCCAAACTCTACAATGATTTGGCATACCAATATTAAATCTAATTGTTTTAGGATTAATATCAGGATAGTGATGTACTAACCATTCTTTATCATCAATCTTTTCCCAAGTATGACCTGCGTATGCCCATGCAAAGTAATTATCAGGGTGTGAATACCAATCATCACCTAT